CAATAATGAAATATTACCTGAACGGTGTTGGCTTATTTGTTTTCCTTTGCTTCATCTTCGGGTTCGCAGTACCGACTTTAGTTTCTGCTAAAGATACACTGGGCGTTATCGGCGGTTTCGCCCTGGTGTTCTCAGCCCCGGCGGTTGTATGGTATTGGGTCCGTAAAGTGTTCTTTAAACGTGGAGGCTTAGATGCTACTAAATCTTAAAGCATCTACCTGGGAAAAGTTGCAGCATCTGGCACGGTCCAGAAATAAGTCTGCCGCTGCCTTGGTAGCGAAAATTGTTGACGATCACGTTGACCAAACTGTAAAAACTGAATACAAAATCAAAGAGGAGAACCAAACCAATGCTTAAGAATATCAAACGTGTAGTTTTCGCTGGCCTGATCGCTCTGGGTGCAATTGGTCTGACAGGTTGTGAACGTGCAACCGTCCCAGCAGGTTATGTTGGTGTCAAGGTTGACCTGTACGGCGATGAGAAGGGCGTTCAGCAACAGGAAGTCGGTGTTGGTAAATATTGGCTGACATGGAACGAAGAGATCTATCAGTTCCCAACGTTCAATCAGTTGAACAACTACGATCAGCCGTTTAACTTCCAGACCAAAGACTCCATGACAGTCTCTGCGAAGGTTGGTGTTGAATACTACGTTGATCGCTCTAAGGTCACCAAGATCTTCCAGACTTACCGTAAAGGTGTTCAGGAAATCACTGATGTAAACATTCGTCAGAACATCTCTGATGCACTGATCAAAGAAGCGGGTACGATGGATATCGGTACGCTGGCTGGTGATGGTAAATCTCAGCTTCTGGATCGTGTGACGAAAACGCTGAAAGCGAAACTTGACCCAATTGGTATCGTGATCGTGAAACTGTCTTACACTGATGACCTGCGTTACCCACCACAGGTAACAGCGTCCATCAACGCGAAGATCGAAGCGACTCAGAAAGCACTGCTGCGTGAAAACGAAATCCAGCAGACCAAAGCTGAAGCTCAGAAACAGATCGAAGCCGCTCGCGGTGAAGCTGAATCTAAGCGTCTGCAAGCTCAGGGTGAAGCCGATGCTAAAGTAGCGCTGGCAAAAGGTGAAGCAGAATCCATCCAACTTCGTGGTGATTCTCTCCGCAAAAACCCAGAGATTATGCAACTGGAAGCAATTAACAAGTGGAACGGTGTGACCCCAGTCTACATGACCAGCGGTTCTCAGACCCCATTCGTTACCCTGCCAGCAGGTAAATAAGAGTTGACAAAAGGCCCGGTGGCGTATTATCATCGGGCCTCGACTTAACAAAGGAGATACAAAATGATCCGCACAACAATTCTTTTAGCAGCAGTGCTGCTCTCTTCCCAGGCATTCGCCACAGTCAATACACTTTCTTTGGTGGATGAATACACTGATGGAAGCTCCAAAGTCTGCATCTACAGCGACGGTAATCGTACCGAGAGCGTTGTGAAAGAAGGTGCTGGTTCATGTCCGTCTAAAAAGACATTCCACTAAGAGGTTTGGTGATGAGAATAACTGATAAGCATGTTTTCTTCTTCACTTACCGTGATATGTTCAGCAACCACTTCCGTCAGGTAATCCCTATCCGTTGTGGTGGATATGAATTCTTCACGGTTGAGCACTTTATGATGTTCCAGAAAGCAATGCTCTTTGATGATAAAGAGATTGCTGCACGTATTGCCACGGTTAACAATCCAAACGAGGCAAAAGCGCTGGGCCGTAAAGTCAGGGACTTTGACAATAGTGTCTGGGAAGAAAACCGGATGGACATTGTAACAAACGGTCTTGTTCTGAAAATGAAGGCGAATCGATCCATCCTTGAGGCAGCACTGACCCACAGGGATGCTGGTCGTCGCTTTGTAGAGGCATCCCCATATGACGCAATCTGGGGAGTTAAAATGAATGAATATGATACACGCATTGATGACCCTGCCAACTGGCAAGGATTAAATCTTCTCGGTGAATGCTGGGAAAGAGCAATTGATGTCGTTATCGCAGCTTCGTGGAGGTGAATTGAAATTAGAGATTGAACTGGTTCCAAAGACAGCTTGGTTTACTAACTTACGCTCTCACCTCACCAAATCCCAATGGGATGTCGTAAGAAAGAAATGCTATGCCAAAGCCAATTACAGATGTGAGATTTGTGGTGGTAAAGGGAACAAACACCCTGTTGAGTGTCACGAAATCTGGGACTTTGGTAATGGCAAGATCACGCTGAAAGGTCTTATCGCGCTCTGCCCGTCATGCCACGAAGTAAAACATATCGGCCTCGCTGGTATTCGTGGAAGAGGAGAAATCGCCCTTCGTCACTTCATGAAGGTAAACGATGTTTCTAGGCAGGTTGCAGAGAGATACGTGAAAGAGGCGTTTGCCTTGTATCATGAACGTAGTAAGCGAGAGAAGTGGGAACTGGATGTCCGGTATTTGGACGAGTATTTGAGTAACGATTGAGAGGGCTAGTGGGATATCCGTATGATAAAGATTGGAAAAATAAAGTCACGAATGACTGTGTGATCGCTTTAGACCTTGACCAGACTTGCTTTGTGTCTGCCGCTGGCGCTGAGAAGCGCACAATTAAGGCAACACACATTGCTTCCGGCAGGGAAAAGATCTTCAAAAACAGAACAGAATTCTGGGGTTCCACCAAAAGGGTGGTCGGCGGCTGGTTGAAAGACCAGAACGCCAATATGGAAATCAAGGCAAAGGCAGAAGGTCGTGAATTTACTCCGTGGGGAAGAGATGACTTCCTGATTGAGGACATTCAGACTCCAGAGCCTGTTGAAAACTGCCTGCACATCCTGAAAACCAAGATCAATGCGATCTTTGAACACCTTGAAATGGACAGCCAATACGGAATGGGTGTTCTTGGTGGAGAAAACAACTTCCGTCTGTTGCTTCCGGCACCTGAGCGTTATAAGGGTAACCGTGAAGACACCCTGCGCCCTAAGCTGTTGCAGGAAACACGCGAGTACGTTAAGAAGAAGTACAAGGCAAAAGTGATCGACGGGGTTGAGGCAGACGATTACCTGTCTGTGCTAATGAACACCGGGTGGGAGTTCTACAAGGCCACTGGAAAGTTCAACTACATGGTTGCATCTTTTGATAAGGACCAGAAGGGAACGCCGGGTCTTCTTTTTGACACCATGCGCGACAGCGAAGAGAAAGCATGGAAACACCCTGTACCAATGATCATTGATGATTCTATGGGTGAGATTTGGATGGAAGGTAACAAGGTCAAGGGTTGGGGACGTAAGTTCTTTGGATATCAGATGCTCTGCGGCGATAGCTCAGACAACATCAAACCTTATCAGTCATTCGATATCTCCGGGCGTTTTGGGGATACCGCTGCATTCAACCTGATCGGTCACCTTCAGACTGAAAAGGATATGTGGACTGCTATTGTTGACCAGTACAAAACCTGGTTCCCTAATGGGGTAGAATTTACCTCGTGGGATGGAACTCAGCGTAAAATGAGTGCTGGTCAGTGGGCTTCAATCATCTTCCAGATGGTTTATATGAAGCGCACTGCTAACGATCCAACCACTTTAAGCACAGAGCTTCGCCGTGTGGGGGTTTTATGATTGACGGGATGATCATGGAAGCAGTAATGAGGGACTCTAAGGCCCTCGCTGTTTCTTCTTTGAAGCCTAAGTTTATGGTCGGGACAGGTATTTGGAGAATGCTGGAAACCGACCACGGAGACTACGTTGTCTTCACAGATGACTTCATTGACCCAGATAAGGCCTTTACAGTTCTGCTTCTTGAGGATTGTGAGCTTGTTGAGGGAGAGAAGTTGCTACTGTTGACAAGTGTTGCCTACGGTGACCTTGAGTGCTCCTTGGTTCTTTTCCGTGAGAATGCTGTGGACGGGAAAGATGAGTGAGTCCCCTTATGTTTTGATGTCTGTTGATCAGTCTTTGTCCCATTGTGCCGTTGTTATCTGGAGTGATGGGACTCCTATTTATAGAGAGATGATCAGGACTGGTTCTACCAAGAGCAAGGGAAAGCAAAACCCGGAAGTTTACTACTTTGACACTGTTTATGAGCAGATCGAACATATCTGTAAAAGGATAAATGAACTGTGTACTGAGTATTCCCCGGATGATTATGTGATGGAAGCACTGAGTCTGGGGTCTATTGGTAGTGCCACAAGGGATCTTGCTGGGCTTTTCTACTGCATTGCCCTCAGTCTTGATGGTTGTGGTAATCACTTTATTGAATACTCCAATATTCACACTGTTGCACCAACATCTGTTAAGTCTTTTGCCCGTAGCCTCCTTCCAGAGGAAGAGCAGTGGGTAACTAAGGAAAAGCTTGACAAAAAGAAGGGTAAAATGGTATCATCACGCTCCAAAGTTAAGATGGACAAAGCCATGATGGTTAAGGCCGTTGATTATGACTATCCGGGGTGGTTAGACGGTGTTACTCTTGCAGCGGGAAAGGCTGACTACGCCGATGCGTATCTAATCGGCAAGAAGTTCCTGGAGGGGATATCCGTAGGAAAAGAGTAAAAAGTCCTGTATCCAAACCCAAGGCAAGGAAGAAGCCTGTCGTAGTGCCATTGACGGCAGAACTTTGGGTTAAGGATGCACGACAGATTGCAGCATTCAGGGAGAAATTAATTCTGGAACAAGGCGGTCTTGATCCTGTACTCGGTGAGCCACTTCGCAAGCCTTGTCTCGATCATGATCACTTCGATGGAAAGTGTCGAGGAGTTCTGAGCCAGTGTGTGAATACTTTTGAAGGATATGTCCTGAAGGCTTGGATGAAGTACGTTTCTGCTTACACAGACACCTCTTTGTCCACAGCGCTTAGAAATCTTGCTGACTACTTGGAACAGGATTTCAGTGGGTATCCTATTCACGCAGGGTATAAGGACGACATGCTGAAGTTTCTGAGAAGATGCACCAATGAGAAAATCATTGAAAGGGCTGAGTCGGATCTCGGCCTCATTATCCCGAAAGGGACTCAGAAACACGAAAGCATCACACTTTACCTTACGGAGTTTGTCAGACAGGCGGAGGAAAGATTTGCTGAATAATTTGAGTAAACCCTTGAAGTTCTACTACAAGAACTGGAGAGGTGAGCACGGTTATAGAACCGTTATGGACCCGGTGATGTGGTATGGGTCCACTGAGTTTCACAAAGAGCCTCAATGGATGATCAAGGCATATGATGTCGAGAAAGATGCCGTGAGAGACTTTGCTGTGAATGATATTGTTGAATTTATCCGAGAGGTGTAATGCTGAGTGCAGAAGAAATCCTTGATTTAAAAGCGAAAGGTCTGAGTAACCGTGAAATTGCTCGTCGTTATCTTGGGAAAGAGAGTAAGGAATCACACATCCGTCTGATCCTGAAGGCCCACGAGTACGATAAGCAGGCTGCTCAGGTAATCACTGAGACAGTTGCACGTAATCCGGGAGCGAAGATCTTCTTGGGTGACGTAGAGGTCTCTGCGACCTTGGCTTGGGTCTTTAACCGATTCAAGGCATTTGTAACACCTTCCCACGTTGAGCACGAGCCATACATGCTGACTTGGGCGGGTAAGTGGTTGGATAACCCGGCGATCATCAGTCGCAAACTGCCTGACTACGAGACTTTCAAAACAGATATCCATGATGACCGAGAACTGGTTGAAGAACTTTGGCATATCCTGGATGAGTGTGACATCTTTATTGCACACAATGCTCGTTTCGATAAGGGTTGGGCTAACCAGCGTTTCGC